GCTTGTACCTGTTGTAACCAGAGAAAAGGTAGTGAAGAGTGGCAGGGCTGGATGAGAACAGAATTTGGAGTCAATAGACTTCGCGAACACATTATTCAATCACATATTAACTGATGGCAAAACCTACATCGTCTCGCAATCGTTCTACACGGCGAGCGAGCAGGCGTCCTACATCATCTGCAACCCGTGCAAGTCGTAGTGCGTCGTCTACAAATTCAAGCCGTGTTACCGCTAGTGGTCAAACTGGAATGACTGGTGCTCGTGTAACTAGCAGCACTCGCCCATCAACGCCACCTACTGGAACTGGTCCTAGCTCACCGCAACGCACGGGTCAAGGTGGCGGTAGAACAATCCGTGGCTACATTAAACACCGCAATGGTTATTACTATAAACCAGGCAAGCCTAACATTTTTTACAAAAAAGAAGGCAACACTTTTAAACCCGTAAGCCAGGGTACTTTAAGGATTAAACCCGGCCAAGCACAGGCAAACACCGCTGTAAGGCGTCCTACTGCACCTACTAAACCTTCTAGTGGTGCTAATGTTAGTAACTCTAGAATCCTTAAAGACGCAATGAACGATCAATTGTCTGGTCGTCTTATGAACACAAAAGGCAAAGCACCTACCGGCGGATTTAGGCAAGGTGCAGCTGGCCTTATTGCAGGAGCTTTGTCAGAATATGTGCTTGAACCTCTTGTAGATAAAGCTACTAGGAACCTTATTGGTAGGTATAGGCGTGCTACTGAAGACAAAGCTTTTCCTGACGCAGAAGGTCGGCTTCGCCGGCCTGACGGATCGCTGATGTATGCAGGTCCTAGCGTTGGAGATCGTTATAGAAAACCTCCTACAACTCCAGCACAAAATACAGAAAACAACGGACAACGTAACCTTGTTAGTGGTGGTGCACCAAAAGCACCTCCAGTACGTGATTCGTTGAAAGTTCGTATTGAAAAAGAATACGATGTACTGCGTGATGAATTTAACAACAACGAAATCGGTGCTGTTGAGTTTAAAGCAGAAGCAGAAAAACTGTTTAATCGTGCCCGTGTAGGCGGATTGCACGGTTCCAGCAGAAAGAGCCTGTAAGGCCCCTCTAATCCACCTAATATACAAACATACCCAACATGCCTAGAAAACGCCGTACAAGCGTTTCTAAGGAGGTCTCCGTTGTCGAATCAATGCAAGCGGATTTTAAGTTGTTCCTACAAGCTCTGTGGGGACAACTCGACCTTCCTTCCCCTACACGCGCACAATACGCAATTGCAGACTATTTACAAAATGGTCCGAAACGACTCCAAATCCAAGCTTTCCGTGGTGTCGGTAAGTCATGGATTACTGGAGCGTTTGTTCTTTGGACTCTATTTAATGACGCAGAAAAGAAAATAATGATTATCTCCGCATCGAAAGAGCGTGCAGATAACATGTCCATCTTCTTACAAAAGCTGATTATTGAAACCCCATGGTTGACTCATTTGAGGCCCAAGAGCGACGACGCCAGATGGAGTCGGATCTCTTTCGACGTAAACTGCTCTCCCCACCAAGCGCCATCAGTGAAATCCGTAGGGATTACTGGCCAATTGACTGGAAGCCGCGCAGACCTTATGATTCTGGACGACATCGAAGTTCCTGGTAACTCGATGACAGAATTGATGCGTGAAAAACTCCTACAACTTTGTACTGAAGCCGAATCTATCCTAACACCTAAAGATGATAGCAGAATTATGTTCCTTGGTACTCCTCAGACCGTCTTTACCGTCTACAGGAAACTCGCAGAACGCAATTATCGCCCTTTCGTGTGGCCAGCACGTTATCCCCGTAAAGCCAGTAATTATGAAGGATTACTTGCCCCCCAACTCCAAGAAGACATTGACAGAGGAGTGGAACCCTGGGACGTAACAGATGATAGATTTGACCACGAAGACTTAATCGAGCGGGAAGCTGCTATGGGCAGATCTAACTTCCTTCTCCAGTTCATGTTAGACACAAGCCTTAGTGATGCTGAAAAATTCCCACTTAAAATGGCTGACCTTATCGTCACCTCTGTTAATCCTACTAAGTGTCCTGAGTCAATCGTCTGGTGCTCAGACCCCCAGAACGTCATCAAAGATGCTCCAACTGTCGGACTACCTGGAGATTATTTCTACAGTCCGATGCAGCTCCAAGGAGAGTGGCTTCCTTACGCCGAAACAATCTGCTCAGTTGATCCATCGGGTCGAGGCTCGGATGAGACAACAGCGGCTTATATCTCCCAACGAAATGGTTTTCTGTACTTGCATGAAATGCGAGCTTACAAGGATGGATACTCAGACAACACGTTACTGGACATTCTAAAAGGTTGTAGAAAATACAAAGCCTCTACACTCCTTATAGAAAGTAACTTTGGTGACGGAATCGTCGGTGAGCTTTTTAAAAAGCATATTCAAAACCTTACAATGAATATTGGTATCGAGGAAACCCGTGCAAACGTCAGAAAAGAAGATCGTATCATCGACGCTTTGGAACCTATTCTTAATCAACATCGGCTGGTTGTTGATCGTTCTGTCATTGATTGGGATTACAAATCCAACCCTGATGAGGCACCTGAACGGCGTCTTCTCTACATGCTCTTCTACCAAATGAGCCGTATGTGCCGTGAAAAAGGTGCAGTACGACACGATGATAGAATAGACTGCCTAGCACAAGGTGTTAAATACTTTACAGATGCTTTCGGTATCTCCGCACAAGAAGAAATCAAAGCACGTAAACGTGAAGAATGGAACCAAATGCTAGAAGCTTTCCTAGAAGACCCCCAACAATCTGCTAATTATATCGCACTTGGTATGACCGCAGAACAACAACGACAAGCAAGAGGTAAAACCTCAGCTGCTAACTGGGTTTAGCCAGGGTGTCCCCCTATACAGGGGGAGAAGGGTGGACTCTCCTTGTGATCGGGGAGACATCAAACCTCTCCCCTTTACTTATGTCCCCGGGAATGGACATCTAAAAAGACATGTATTTACTTGTATGTTAACTAGCCTGTATCACGTATCTAAGTTTATCGAGATAATAGTAATATCATGTATATTTAATCCCGTCAATTGGAGTCAATGCGTACGGATTAATCAATGGTTTCCACCATATATACAAGACCTAAAAGACTTTCAAACTAACCCACCCTATAGTAACGAAAAGAATGCAGTACAGCTACGAAAAGAATACGACAGATTGCAACGTAACCTACCATCGGACACGAACGGGTCCAAACTGGTTCCTGGTGTACTACCAAAATAGTGCATGTATTCGATATACACCTAAAGATGTAGGACGTGTCTTTGGTATAGCTAAGTTTACACCTAGTGTTAATGACATACGTGACTGGTGTTATAAGATGGTCAGTAAATATGGTAGTGATACAGATAAACAGGATGAACAGTATATTAAGTACATAGAAAAGCATGGATTTGGTCCTGAAGTCCATGAAGAACCTAACGACAACACAAAGATGGTGATCTAATGGACTTTCCTATGCCTGATGTCAAGATTATGCACTGCAAAGTGTGTGGTGAAGAGGTCAAAGTTAATGTAGCGTACCCTATTAACGAGGTAACTTGTAAGTCGTGTTATGTGACAAGCCAGTCAAAATCTGACAAAAATTTCTGAAGCCTATATATCGCGTAGGCGCGGCCGCAGTACCCCCGTGGCCCCCTTACGATTGGCACAGGAACAACTGTACTACCCCATGGCTCCTGGTTCTCTGCTGTTCTTCTTTATTATAGGGGGGGGTAGGGGGTCTGTTTGGTGTGATCTGTCGGCCAGTTGACCAACTGTCCACGATTGGTCGAAATCGGGTCGATCCGGTGTAATCATAGGGTCACCGATCGAGAGGAGCTGCCGAGAAGGCAAGCCAACCCGTGATCGTTAGAGCGAGCGACATCACGTCAATCGCTTGACACCAGCTCCCAACCTGCTAATGTGGGGGAGAGCACAACACCACCACCGCTCATTATGGAACCCATCACATACGAGGAGGCCGTCCTTACCCTTGCGGATGATGACGGCAACCTAACAGAGCGACGCGCAGCCCTCGTGCTCAAAGCTCACGGCTTCACGCTTAAGGACGCAGCAGACGATGCACACGGTGAGTCAGCTACCAAACTGGCACAACACCACGCTCAGACGCTGCTCAACTGGCTAGGTTATTGATCAAGGACACACCACCACCTCAACACCATGACACGCACCAAGCCAAGGGCTAACGCCCGCCACATCAAGGGCATGTTGAT